ACATACCGTAGGTATTAAACCAGTCAGCGCCGGTGTACATCTGAATCTGTAGGTCGCTACCGGAAACGTAGAAGTTTGCGATACGGGTTCTTGTGTCTGCTGCTTTACGAGCAGCATCGGAAACCATATTGGTAGCGGAGCATTCAAAGGATGGCAGTGGTGCCATTGCCTCTGCAAGATCACGTGCAGCTACATCAATGAAGTTAGCGACTAGAGGCTTTGGATATTCCTCGGTGAACATTGCAGGATAGACCTTGGAGATGTCTCCTTGGCGCACCGATAGTACGCTTCGCATACGCTGGTCGCGTGCTGAGTACTTGGTCTGCAATCGCCCAACTTTGGCGATAACTTCCTTAGTCGTTAACATTTACCCTCTATCTAAATTGACTACTTGCCTTTTTTAGTTTTGTAGGCTCCGCCCGGCTTGCCCTTTGCAGATGGAGCCTTTGGCGCTGGAGTAAACTTGTAATATTTTTGCGGTGTTTTATCAAGCATAGATGCACCGCCACTTCTAATTGTTTCTCCAACTGCCTTGCCAGCCGCTTTTGCTGCTGCTGTCATAGCACGTGTCGGGGCTAGTGCTACATCTGTTGCTGTGCCAACGGCATTGTTTACTGCCTTGGCGATAGCACGTGCTTCCTTTGGGGTGATACCAAAGCGCTTGACTACTGCATCAAGTGGATTGGTAGGAATCTTCTTTGCCAAAGTCTGATTCTTGACTGGCTTCTTATTAATCGCTGGCATTTATATCTCCTACTTCTTCTTCTTCTTTTTCTTGGCTGCTTCTAATTCAACAGCGCGGGTAGCGGCGGAATAATAATTACGCCCTGCGGTATCGCGGATGACCTTTAGTGCATCCTGAATTTTTCTTTCTTGCTCTCGTGTAAAGACATCAACGTAAACTGGTTGCCACTCTTTTTTGTAATCTGACCATTTTTGGCCAGCCTGTTTCCAACCTCCTGGTTTCCCAACGCCAGAAGCCTTTATTGCTTGTTCCCTACCTTTAAGACTTTTACTATCTTCAAACGCTTTCTTTGCTTCAGCGACCTTACCCTTTACGGTAGTTGGCTTAGGAAAGCCTGGCCCTATTGAGCCTCGCGCTTGCATACCGCCCCGCATTTCCATACCGCCCCGCATTTGCATACTTTTTTTAATTTTCTTTGCCGCCATTAGATGAACTGCCTTTCTTGGTCTTGTAGCAGTTGGTCAATATTGACCACCACTTGCCGCTTTCTCTCGTGGTGGTTGAGAAACGGATTCTTCATATGATGTGATTGATGGACGCCCACATTGAGCATCTCTCTGGCTCTAATCTCGCAGAACCACAAAGCCATCACCATATCGGTCTTACCTTTGGTCGTTGGCGACCAAGTAATCAACTGCTCGATAAGGCTCTTAATATTCTCTGTTTGGTCGCTAGGAAGATGGATGAGATTATCTCTATGGTGTTTACCATCAGACTGCTTCGTCCCAAACAGTGTGGACATACTGGCAACTCCAAAGCCGGAGTCCCACTTGTTGCTTCCGGTGTGGTGTTCACGTAGCACTACTCCTCTTGAAGCAAGAAACTGACGGATACCTTCATCCTGCGTAAGGAAGGACTGAAAGGCGTTTTTCTCAACTATCCATTCTGATGGAGTGTAGAGCGTTGTCCAGTCCGTGATGAGTTGACGGATTGCAGCAGGAGTCGGACGCGTAATCTTGATAGCATCCACGATAAATCTCTTATGACTAACGCGGTCAACAGCGTAACAGACAGCGGCAGTGTCACCGACCATTGCAGGGTCGAGGCCACAGATAAAAGAAAAGCCGTTAAGGTCACGAGGGTGTCCAGGGAAGCCTGGTACCAAACGGCCAGCCTTCCGCATTCCGTCAATGCTACCTTTGACGCAAATCGGGTCAAAGATGGCGTCATCTGAAATATCTTGCTGCTGATAGACAAGCGCCCAAGTGGAGGCGTCCATTGCTTGACGCTCTGCATAAAGGTGCTTACCATTCCAACGTGGGTAGAGGCCTTCTTCGGTTTTATGTTCATCGGTCTGCCCATCGAATGGTTGGTCTGAATAAGGCCAGAGCGTGACCCACTTCTCGGGGTCCTCATTAGGTTCTAACAAAGCGGGCATAGCCAGATATGTCCAAGGGACAATACCACCGGGGTATCTATCTGGGTTACGTAGTTCCTTGTACAAGTCCACCGCAGCAACGCGGGTACCTACGACAATCAACTTACCTGTTGGGTTAAGACGGGAACGTACGTCTTGCTGTAGCCACTTAATCTGACGCTCAAAGTCATTGGCATTGGATAGGGTAACTGCGTCGTCTATGATAATCATATCCGCACGTTTACCGTAAATCTGACCGCCGATACCTACTGCCTCTAGGTTCGGGTCCTTCTCAGAGGACTCTCTTAGTTCCTCACCGAAGGTGATACGGGTAGCCTGCCACGAAGCCGTCTTGGTATTGAAGCCGACACCCGCAGCGTAAGCCTGCTGGAGTTGCTCATACATCGGATGGGTCAGGCGTTGCTTGATAGCGTACAAGAAGTCTGCCGCTAGGCGTTGAGTCTGAGAAACTATCAATACCCGGAAGTTGGGGTTATTGACAATCTTGTAGGTTACATAGTCCACCGTGACGGTGATGGACTTGGCGTGGTTTGGTGGGATGTTCAGAAGGATGCGGTTCTCCGCCAAACCCTTTTCGTACTTCATAGAGGAATGGAGCCAACCCGGGTCCCTACCCTCAATAACATCTATTAGGTTCATCTGGTGGGGGAAGGTCTCTTGGTGGAGGTATCTCTTACGCCACGTCTTGAAATCTAAATCCTGAGCGGAAGCCTCAGTAAAGTTCTTCTCTAGCGCCCCTTGGCGCGTTCTATCTACTAGAGCCTTGAAAGTAGGGTCAGTCCTTCTGTAGTACTCATAGGTCTTAACTGACTTACCAGCAACCTGACAGGCCTGTTCTACAGTCATACCTTCTGCAATACATTGCAGTAAGACCTTCTTGGCCTTGTCCACCTCTTTGATGTGGTTAAGATTTTGGGGCATAACATCCTTACTAGAAATTGATAGAAGTATCCCCACTAAAAGTGGTGCTATGCACCACAAGGCTTCGCTAACGCCCTACGGCGTCTGCTGACGCAGCCCCCTAGGGGCTGGGCTACTGCTTGGACTATGGCGTCCTCGCGTAGCCCTAGCGAAGCGAGTAGGGTCGTAATCCGACACCTCTCGTCGTCTTACTCCCCTACTTACTATAAGGCGAGAAAAAAAGACCATTTCCCGCAAAGCGGGAAAATATCTTTGTTTTTGTGACTAACGTCACTTATAAATACGGACAAACTATGACAGCCCGAGCAAAATTAACTTTAGTGCAGATATTTTGTGAGGGTATATCTATCTAGGCTCCCCCGTTTTCAACAACGGGGGGTCGCCCCCGTCGTCTGTCGTCGCCCGTCTGCCGGTCTGCCTGTCGTCTGACTGTCTGCCTGCCCCTTCTTGCGAAGGGTTGCTACCAATCCGGCAGACCCTAGCCCCCCCTGTCTGCCTAAGTCTGCCTGCCTGCCCTAACAAGTTACCCGCCAGTAACGTTACTCACCGCGCCACCTCGGTAACTTATGGAATAGTTGAAAGTTCAACTACCTACAATTACGCAACAATTATGTTGCGAAAATACCAAACCCTCTACCTCTACTTGAGGTTCATTTCGTTATCAAACTGTTATCAAATTTCTTTCATTTCGATTAGACAAGCGCCATAGACTAGGCTAACCTTCGGTTATTAGGTAGAAACGCTACCTTGAAAGGATAAGAAACAATGAACCAGAAATACTCAATCTCCCTGAAGGTCAAAGACATCTCCACCAATATCAAAGATGATTCCCTAGACCTAGAAATCTACTTGAAAGACCTACTAGAAAATAGCGTTCTTCCTGCCCTTGGGATGGAACTCGTTCCGCTAACCCTAAGCGTCAAGAAAGCGAGAAACTAGAAATGAAAATAGTCTTAGGAAACAAGCAAGTAGAAACACTGGAAGAAATTATGAACCTCGCAATCAACTTCCTAGAAGGAGTAGAGGAATACAAGGCAGACCAGAAGAGATACGAGGCACTTAGGAATTCAATAGAGGCGCAACTCAACAAGGCAAACGCCTAGTGCTTGCCTTTCCTGCCTAGTTGGTCATAGACTAGGCAGGGAGGGGAGGAACTAGCCTCCAATAATGAAAGGATAAGGAAATGACACTAGAGCAACTTATTGAGAAGATGGGCGAGGCTCATAACTTCGCCTCTCAAATGGCGATTACCGAAGGGAATAAAGAGTGGCGAGCATATTTCAACGGCAAGGCATCCGCCTACCTTATTGTGTTGAATGAATTGCTAGACCTAGAGAAGGTGAACGCGTAATGAAATGGGGAACTAGAATCGGCAGAATTCAGATAACGATAAAGGGAACACCTCGCGCCCATTGGTATTACTACATCAGAAGGGAAGGGGCGCACGATTGGAGGGCGGGGCGTTACACCTTCGGGGCGGAATACGATTACCAAGGGCTAACCTTCCGCACAAGCGCACAAGCCCGCGCCTATTGCGAGAAGAAGGACGCGGAGGCGGTGATAATCGAAGAAGTAACGGCGTAGTGCTTGCCTATCCTCCTAGACTAGGATATGCTAGGGGGACGGGGAGGTTCTAACAGTGGAACCCCATAAGAAAGGATAAGAAAATGACCACGCAAGAAGCAACACTTGAGCAATTACTAGAGAATAACGAGACGAGATTCCCTAATATCGTCTCGCTCTACAAATGGACGCTCAACTACAAGGCAGGGCAAGGACCCTTCTCTCTCTTCGCGGATTTGGTAGGGTGGAGTGAGGAGAATATCGGCTCGCCTATCT